GTGCGCCCGCCGGCTTCGGAGGTGCTGCACCCGCTGCTCCTGCCGCTCCGGCTGCTCCCGCAACCCCTGCGGCGCCGGCCGCTCCGGTGCATGACCCGATCGCTGCCGCACTGGCGGACGGCTGGGCACTGCACCCGGAGAACAAGGAATATCACTGGAAGGGCTCGGAAGTCGTTAAGACGACCGACCTCGCTCAGCGTTATCCCGCACCGGCCGCTCCTGCGGCGCCTGCTGCCCCGGCAGCTCCCGCCGCACCCGCTGCACCGGCCGCACCCGCTGCCGCTGACGGTGGGGCCCCGTGGGCAACTGGTGGGGCTGCGGCGCTTGCTGCGGACCCTGCCAACCCGTTCGGTGGCGGTGCGCCCGCACAGCCCTGGGCAGGGGGTGAAGCTCCTGCCGCTGCTGCTCCTGCGGCGCCTGCTGCGGATCCGGCTGCTGCGGCGGCTGCTGCCGCTCAAGGTGCTGCTCCTCCGTGGGCCGCGCCTCAGGCGTAACTGGTATCGGGGGCGCTTCGGCGTCCCCGCTGCTAGGTGGGCCGTGCGGCATTTCTTGATAGTATGCCTCGAACCGCGTCAGCGGGCACGGTCCTCCTAGCGGACAGGAGATTTCATGGGTGCTCTAATGCACGCGCTTCTAACGATGCGCAAAATAGATGCAATGATCGAAGCGGATCAGGGAGCATCGTTCCGCGGCTGGGAAGGCAGGGTGTTACCACATATCGGTGACGCCTACCGTGACGACCCGGAGGACGGACACCGACCGCACCTTGGCGCATCCATCCTGGGCGGGGAATGCCCGCGCGCCATCTACTACTCGCACCGCTGGGCCACCAAGGCAAAGTTCGAAGGGCGCGTGCTGCGCCTGTTCAACCGTGGGCACCTAGAGGAAGGTCGCATCATTGCGATGCTGCTGATGATCGGGTGCGAGGTCTGGCAACAGGACGCCAACGGTAAACAGTTCCGCATCAGCTGGGCGGATGGGCACTGCGGCGGGTCCGGTGATGGCGTAGCACGGGGCATCCCTGACCTTGCTCCTGACATGCCGTTCGTCAACGAATACAAGACGCACGGTGAGAAGTCCTTTATCGAGCTGGCTGGCAAGCTGCCCGAGTGGCGCAAGTATGTCGCGGGCGAGGGACCGTTCACCGGAATGGGCGTCAAGGCTGCCAAGCCTGAGCACTATACGCAGATGCAACTCTACATGAGGAAGATGGGCCTTACGGTCGCGCTTTACGTCGCGGTCTGCAAGAACACCGACGACCTCTACATGGAGATCATTTACCTGAACCCCGAGTATGCGGACCAGTATCTGGACCGGGGTGACATGCTGGTGTGGCGGGAAACCGCTCCGAAGAAGATCAACACGAGCGCGGGCTTCTTCAAGTGCCGCTTCTGCGATCACCGTCCTGTCTGCCACCTGAACGGTCCAACAGACATCAACTGTCGGACGTGTCAATTCAGCACCCCCGACCGTGGCACCGAAGGCACTTGGTCTTGCAATAAGCACAAGATGCAGCTAAGCAAAGCCAAGCAACTGGTCGGGTGCCCTGACTGGTATGAAGATGATGGTCTGCGTGCATGAGCCCCGCTACTGGCTTCCTAGATGAAATCCCCGGGATTGGGCATAACGGCCCACCCGAACCCCTTCCCGCATTCCAGGACCGTCAATACCAGTCTGAAGCCGTAGGTTCGATCTGGGACTACTTCCGGACGCATCCCACCGGCAACCCGCTGGTCGCGATGCCCACGGGCACGGGCAAGAGTGTGGTCATAGCGCGCTTCCTCGAGAGCGTGCTGATGCAATACGGCCAACAGCGCATCATGGTGCTCACGCACGTGAAGGAGCTGATTCAGCAGAACTACGAGAAGCTGAAGCAACTGTGGAGCTTCTCCCCTGCTGGCATCTACAGCGCTGGTCTCGGGCGGCGCAACATGGCACAACCCATCACGTTCGCTGGCATCGCAAGCGTGGCGCGCAAGTGGGCAGCGTTCGGGCATATCGACCTTGTCATCATTGACGAGTGTCACCTGATGAGCCCCAACGACCAGACCATGTATCGGACGTTCATTGCTGGTCTGCTGTCCATCAACCCCTACCTCCGCGTCATTGGCTTCACCGCTACCCCGTGGCGCATGGGTCACGGGCACCTGACGGATCCTTACGAGGACAGCAAGGGCAACCTGAGCGATCCCCTGTTCAAGGATATGTGCTTCGACATTACGGGGCGCGAACCGTTCAACCGCCTGTTCAATGAAGGCTACCTGATCCCGCTGGTCCCCAAGCGGCCCAAGCTCCACCTCGACACCGAAGGCCTGCATACGCGGGGCGGTGAGTATATCGAGAAGGAGATGCAGGAGAAGTTCGACCGGGACGAGATCACTGAAGCGGCGCTCAAGGAGTGCCTCGAGTATGGTGCAGACCGGAAGCACTGGCTGATCTTCGCCTCAGGCACCGATCACGCGGACAACGTCTGCGACATGCTGAACATGATGGGCGTTGCTGCCGGTTGCGTCCACAGCAAGCGCGCGGGTCGCGACCAGACCATCGAGGACTTCAAGGCTGGGAAGATCCGTGCGCTGGTGAACAACAATGTGTTGACCACAGGCTTCGACTTCCCGGGCATTGACTTCATCATCATTCTGCGGGCAACCGGCTCGGTTGTGCTTTGGGTTCAGATGCTGGGACGTGGCACCCGCCCGGTCTACGGGTTGGATGGCAAGGGACTGCTCCCTGACGGCACCCGCGCGGACCTCAATACTATCGAAGGTCGCTTGCAGGCCATCTTCGCATCCGACAAGCATGACTGCCTTGTGATGGACTTTGCGCGCAACACCGCTTCGCTTGGACCCATCAACGACCCAGTCATTCCCCGGCAGAAGGGTAAGGGTGGCGGTGACGCCCCCGTCAAGCTGTGCGAGGTCTGTGAGACATACAATCACGCGTCGGTGCGCTTCTGCGGCGGGCAACCGTTCAAGACCGCGCTGGGCTGTGGCGCTGAGTTCCTGTTCGAAGTTAAGTTCAAGACGGAAGCTGCGCAGGACGAGCTTATCAAGATTGACGAGCCTGTGGTTAAGGTGTTCAAGGTGGACAGCGTCACCATTGACCGCCACGAGAAGGCTGGCAGTCCGCCTATGATGAAGATGAGCTACTATTGCGGATATAAGTCCTTCAGTGAGTTCATCTGTATCGAGCACACGAACTTCGCTGGTCGTAAGGCTCGAAAATGGTGGGCGGAGCGCACCGACACCCCCATGCCAGCCACCACTGCTGAAGCTATCGCTATCGCGGACCAAGTGCTGGCAGCGCCCACGCACCTCCGCGTCTGGACGAACAAGCAATATCCGGAGATCATGGCGATGTGCTACGACGGCACGTCCTTTGGCACAATCGAATCCGACGGTTACGTTCCGGAGATTGAGAACCGCGAGGTTCTATCCGCTCAGAAGGCTGAGCTAAGTGCGCGCACATATGCGGACGATCTGGACGACGACATTCCGTTCTAAAAAAGTGTTTGCATTCCTGTTGAACTCCTGTAAAAGGGTTGCAACAAGGAGACGCACAATGCAACGCTTCACTACCGCCGCTCAGGAACGAATCTATATGAACCGTGTCCGTGATCTGAAGCGCCTGCTGGGCGACCGCAACGTCCACCCCAAGCCGTTCTCGGAGGTTATCCAGCATGGATGACAACCGCGTCAACGAGCTGAAGCTCCGGTCGCTGCGGATGCGCCTTAAGGGCTACCGCGCGTCCCCGGAAGCTACCCCCGAACACATTGCTCGCATGGAGCAGGAAATCAAAGAACTGGAGTCCAAGTGATGGCAACCCTCCCGACCTACTGGCTCAGCCCGCTGCCCGCTACCGGATGTCAGCTGCGCAATAAGCCGTTCGACGGTGTCATGTATGATGCCAACCTGCCCGGCATCGGCTGGGGCAACTGGTGCCAGGAGACGTTCGACCAGTTCAAGGGTAAGCTGGGCACCGGGCTCGGGCAGAAGTATGTCCTCCAGGACGACGGTCGCTGGCTCAAGGTGGAGGGATAAGATGTTCGTCTCCATTGACATGGACACCCTCCAGTTCCTGCACAAGCATCACGACCAGATGGTGCTGGGCGGGTTGTCGTTTCTGGAGGCGCCCCACCACAGCATCCGGAACGAGAACGTCAACTCGGAGCATTTCCTGCTCGGTATGACTGCTCTTGAGATCCGGATGCTTTATCGCAACACGACCGGCGAGGATGTAACCGGGTCGGATGACCGAGTGCTGCGCGAAATGCTGGCAATGATCGTCTATGACCACATGCCGCCGACGCTTGCGCTCGCTGCCGAGGTTGAAGCGCAGATCGCAGCGGTTGAGGATGACCTCTACAAGGGCGTTCCTTGGAAGTATGCGCTGGGCGCTAAGGTGCCCGCCAAAGCGATGGAACTGTTCCCCTTGCACTGCAAACCTCTGGACGCGGTGGACAAGCATAAGGCCGCGCAGCAGGCCCCACAGCGCCGCGCAGCGCGCGAGGCCCCCAAACCCCGCGCACCCGTGGAGTCAGCACCACAGCCGCCCCGCGCACCGAAACAGCGTGCTTCTAGCGTGCGCCCCACTATTTGGGCGGTCGCTGACACCATGTGGGCCGAGGCGGGTAAGCCAACCGATAAGACGGTCGTTCTGGAACTGCGCAAGAAGATGTATGACGTGCTCGAGGAAAAGCACGGGGTGAAGCGCACCAGCTCGAGCAACGAACTCGGTAACTGGATGAAAGATCGATTAGGCTAAAAGGGGTTGCGCTTCCCCTAAGTGAGTGCTAAGCGTAGTTTGTCCATTTGGGCACCATTCTATTGGAGATTGCAATGAGCGACGAACAGCAGGCGGCGCAGGCCGCGCAGGAAGCGGAGGCCGCAAAGCAGGCTGCCGCTCAGAAGAAGGCGGACGAAGCCGCTGCCAAGAAGGCAGCCGCGGCGGAAGCCAAGGCCAAGAAGGACGCCGAAAAGGCGGCCGCCAAGGAAGCCAAGGAAGCGGAGAAGAAGGCCGCTGCCGAGCGCAAGGAGCAGGAAAAGGTCGAGAAGGCCGCTGCCAAGGAAAAGGCCAAGGCCGACGCCATTGCCGCTCGCGAAGCTGCCAAGATGCCCGAGCAGAACGGCATCCGCC